CTTGAAATAGATTTGCTGCAACAACATCAAAACTAAATGTTATTACTCTGCCTGTTCTTTTAAAAGTTTGGATAGGGTCCATTCGTCCATAAACAGATTCACTATTCCATTCAGATTGAAATTGGTCAGAAAAAGTATTTAACATAGCTTTAAACTCAACAGTCTTCGTTGTTGGAACACTAGTAAATGTAATTACTTGTCCATTATTAGCTAATCCATCTGTTTGATCAGCATACGCATTTTTTCCTCGTCCAAATGGCATTTTATTATTTCCGGTTATTCAGCATCAAGTCACGATGCCTTTCGAAAATCCTCCCTGATTTATGCATCCGCCAACTACATTAATTATCTTTTCATCAAATACTTTTTCCCCCATCTTTAATTGAATTACAATTGGTTGTTGGTTCCCACCACCACCCGATGATTGTGGGGCACTTGTAAGTTGTACTGTGGAAACAGATCTTGCAGATGCAGCTTGATTTAATTCTGAAGCAAGTTTAATTGCATCTCTTGTAACATCATCTGGAAGTTCATGGATGTGTGTGAGAATTGATTTATAATCATCCGTTGCTTGCTTAAAGGCTGTAGTTTGTGGAGCATCTAATTCTGATAAGTGTTTAGTAAATGCTCCGATTGTGTTTCCAAATAATAATGCGCTATCCTCGTCAATTTCTTTTATTGCTTTGCTTACGTCTGTAATGGATGTGGTAAGATTGATGGCTGCATCATCAGGTATTTGAGTCATCATCGACGCAAAATCCCCAAAAGATGTTTTTATTTTAATCAATCTTCCTGTTGGCATATCAGAAAATGCTTTAATCATCTTAGCTATTCCAACAGCGGCAACATTTACAGATAATGCTATTGCTGTAAATGCTAGTGCAATAACTCCAAGTGCAAGTTGAGCCGCAAGTGCCCATGGCGAAATCATTATCAAAAATAATCCAGCCAATGTTGCTCCAAAAACAACTAAAGCTGCTACAGCACCCCAAATTTGATCACCCTGCAAATCAGCAAAAGCTAAAACAAGTTTGGCAACTCCCGCTGCTGCCAAGAAAATTCCTGCGCCGACCATTAATACTGCAAATCCGAAGGCCAACATTCCCACCGCGCCCTGTTCAGCAAATTTACCAGCTGTTCCAATGGCAGCGCCCATCTTAACCATTGAGCCGCCAAATATTGTTGAACTTGCAGAAGTTTCGGCAGCTGCCGCAAGTGAGGTCTTTCCCAATAATGCCATAGCCCCTGCAAGAAGAAGAGCGCCAATTTTCCAAAGAGCAAATAATCCAATCACACCTTTTATAACATTTGCGATGTCTGGATACGAGTCTATAAATTTAAGTATGGCACCGACGACCGAACTCAAAACACTTACAATTGGTTCAACAAACGCCGCGAACTGTTGCATTAACAAATTCCATTTTTTCTGAGTCGATACAGCTTTCGCAGTCATTTCTTCCATGCTTCTCGTTTGTTCAATTTGTTCTCTTGTTTTAATTGTAAAAAGTTCAGCAGCTTTTGTAAGATCACCTTGAGTAACAATGTTAGCCATCATTTGATGTTCATATTTACCCATTGTTGCCCAAGCTCGTCCACTTTCTCTAATCACATTTTTCAACATTTCGACGCGCTCGGCCTCTGTTGCTAATAATAATTCTGTACTATTAATTAAATTACCACCAAGGACAGCATTGAGTTTTCCTGCCATAACTGCTGCACCTTCAAACGTATCCATTTGTTTGGTAAGACTCAACAAGCTATCAAAAGCAATTCCAGTTGCTTTGGCTTGTCTTTCCAATTCTTTAAAAACTTGTTTACCAACAACTTTACCATATTGGACCATTATTGGCTGGGCTTTTTGAAAGTCTTCTGCTATTTGACCAGGAGAAATACCAATATCCCACTTGGCCAAATCTTTTTGCATTTCCACAGCTTCATCTTTTGTCATCCCTAAACCTTTTGTTAAAAAGTTTAAACCATCTGTTGATGTAGCTGCGGCAATACCAATATTTTCAAGAACGGCGATGTGTTCAATTAAAGACTCTGTGCTTGCTTCTGTGAATGTTGTAAATTCTGCATAATTTTTATGAAGTGCTGTTGCAGCCGCCCCAGCTTCGGCAAGTCCAACTCCCAAATGGGCTGCACCAACAGCGGCATCCATTATAACTTTATTATATGCCCCACCTTCACCAGTTGCTTTATTAAAATCAGCTGACATTTGATCAAACATTTTTGCCATATAAATGGTTGATTCTAAAATCTTATCAAACACACTACTGAGGAAATTAGAAACTGTAAAAGTTTCTTTTATTTGGGCTACAAATTTTTCTTGAGCTGGCCCTATGCCTTCCCTAAGAACCTTAGCTTGTTGATGCATTTTCCCCAATCTGCTTTCCTCAAATTTTGCTGCTAATCCTAGAAAGCCACCAATAGATTTAACGGTTCCTCTTATTTCTTCTTCGACATCAAGGCGTTCGTAAGCGAGTTCAAGTAGTTTCGTTTCTTTAGCAATTTCGTCAGAAAGTCGCCGAGCCTCTTTCTCTTCACTTGCTGACAATACCTCATTTAAAATTAATTTGTCACGTAATATTTTTAATTCTTTCTTATGAGCTACAATCTTTTTTTCGTGTTCGCGGATGTGAACGGCTGATATTTGATCCCCAAGATCTGTTACCTGTTTGAGAGAAGTGGCTTGCTGTTCAACTAAATCAAGTAATGCCCGACGAGCTTTGCTTTCTTCTTCAATTTGTCCTACAGTCTGATAAGATTCATTTTTTATTGCCCGAACTTGAGTTAGCATAGCCTCATATGCTATTTTTTGATTTTCTGTTAATTCATTTTGTTTCTCAAGTTCTTTGGTAGCTTTCTTCAGAGCATCGAGAATATCTTCAGAATCTTTTTTATTTGGGGGTGCCATGATCGTTTAGTTAAATTTATTTAAATGGCCATTGTAAGCCAGTTTTTCTTTCAAAATCAGAGACAGACTGATCAAGTTTTAATTTGTTTCTATATGTTGAGGGGTTGTCTAATCCATATTTTCTATAAGTTTCTAAATAACGTTTTTCGTTTCCCAATGTTCTTGCAAAAGAAGTAACATCGGTTGGCCTTCCACGAACTTTGACTGGAATTGAAATATCTCCAAACATTGAGCCAAGAATTGCCTTAACTGCTGTTCCGAACATTCTTAGCCAACTTTCGTTTAATTTGTCTGAAGATGATAAATCTATCGTCAGTGGTGTCAAATCTTTGTCGTCTGTCATAAAATTCTCCTAACAATAATTAGTAGTTTTACAAAATAAAAAACCCTCATTGGAGGGTTTCGTATCATTTGGCTCTTGATTTGGATTTCATCTTACTCATCTGAGAATCCATTTGTGCTTTTTCTTCTTCAAATTGTCGGGATAATCTTTTTACAAACCATTCTCTTAAGCCAATTGGTAAATTATAAGATTCAGTGATGCTAAACCCACCGTGATATTTTAAGACAAATATTTGTTCAAATACGCTTTCGACGTATTTATCGGTCAGGCCAAAAAAAGGCGGTTGAAAAAGGAATATCAACGACTGTTTCAGCATCGCATGATGAGCAAGAAAATTCATGTTTCATGTCCACATTGGGAACAACTTTTTCATAAGTTTTTCTAAGATAAGCTCCATCAATTGCTGGCATCATATCAATAAATTTTTCAACCAACCCCCTTTCCGTTTCCCCGTTTAGTGAAACGATAAAAAGTTTATACTGATCTGTCAAAGTAGTGTCAGGAAGTTTCCATTTCTTCTTTTTTTCAGATGTGGCGAATAAGAGTTTTTCATCTTCACCGTCTAATAGCCGACATTCAGCATCAACTCCAGTTTTTGGTAATTTGATTGTAAATGTACCATTTTCTGAAATTGGTGTTTCAGCATCAGCCTCTTTAACATTAACATTTTCTAAATTAAATTCGTGTTCTGACGTTGCTCCACAAGCAGGGCATGTAACTCTTGTTTCATATGCTGCTCCGAATCCATTGACGCGACATGCAACAACTAAAGCATTTTTGTCACCCGTGAATAAATCACTTACTTTGATATTTTGATCCACGATAACATTTTGTAACATACGATCAATTGCTAAACCCTTTTTTAAGAGTGATTTTGATGTTAATGTATCAGTATCCTTTGCAGTCATGTGTCGAATTTCAATTGCATCGACATTGTGCAAGGGATGACCCTCTGGATAAAACTTTCCCTTTGTTGGTAAGTCTACTAGTTCTGTGGGTGATACAAAATCAAAAATTGATTTCTTGTTTTCTAAAATTGCTGGTGGTATATCAGACTTGTCATTAATTCCGAGGCGATCCTCATTCCTTGGCATATAAACCTCTTTCTTTATTTCCTAATTTAATATTATTTTTGAACAAGATCAACCCGGTCCTAAAGCATTGGACGGATATTTATTGTCCATCGTTACGACATGAGCATTATCATATCTTACGGTAACATCGACATTGAGCAAGTCTTCAGTGTCATAAGAAAGTTCACCAAATTTAATATCTTTAAACCATGAATTATGGAGATACCATTCTTCAACATTGTTTCCATTTGCATCAATTTGTCGAATAACAATTGTAAAAGCGTTAACTGCGCCTTGTTTTGAAAGTGTCTTTGGATTATCTACTGATTTAATAGGAAGCTCATAACCAGTTTGATCTAACATGTTCATTAAAGCAGACGTTGCATCGCTCCCTTTATGAACAACATCAACAACAGTGAATGTAACTTCATTCCAAGTTAATTTACCCGGATAATAAAAAGTATGATTCAAAAATTTGTGTTCACTTTCAGAGATTGAAAAAGATGGTTTACTAACTTTTTTAATTAAAAAGTTGTCAAGCTTAGTGCCTGCCCCCATTATACTTAATAAAAACCTAAATGACCGTTTAGGCTCTAATCCTGCATCATTCCAAAAACTTCCCATCTTATATTCTCCTAGCTTCCTTTTCTAAATAGTGTATAACTACTTTTTAATCCTCGAATGATGCACCAGTTCTTGTAATAATAAAATCAATTGCAATAAATTCAATCGACCTTGCAGGCTTAAGATAAATCTTAGCATACATAATATTTCTATCAATCAAGTCTGGTGTAGTAGTTGTTTCATCCAAAATAACTTTATAGTCTGTCAATCCCAATCTAGCAACAATGCTGTCAAGGAATGGAACGACTTGTGATGTAAAACGATCCCATGTTCCTTGAACATTCTGTTCGAACAATAGTCGAGATGCGATAAACGAAATCTCACGTTTAACATAAATAAGTAACCTTCTTACATTAATTCTATCAAGCGCAGATGGTGTAACTTGTAAAGTCTTTTGTCCAAAAATAACAATTCCTTCTGCCGGGAATGATGCAATCGGATTAATATTCGCTGCATAAAGTTTATCCCTTTCTTTAGAAATTAATTTTTGTTTAACACCTGTCACAGAGAGTCCAGCAGCACCTTCAGTTAAGCCACCTCTGGTGAAACCAGCAGGAGCAAACCAAACTTCAGATTGTGCAGCAGAGCTTGCAATAGTTCCAATTGCTGGAACAGATGGTGGAACCCAAAGATTCCTTCCTGACTGTGGATCTCGAATTTGTACCCAAGGATAATATGAACAAGCATAACTTGTATTTATTGCTCTTGCAGTAAGATTATTAATCGTTGTGGTAACATCACCTTTTCGCTGTTGTTCTGTTTGATCATTCATTACTTCGAAAGCAGGAGTATAATCTCCGTCAAGATCAAGAACTGTAAAACAATCTGCCCTGCGCTCGCAAGTCCCAATCAAATGATCTTGAACTTGACTTGATATAATTCCTGGCATTGACATCATATTGCATTCAATCTTTTCTGGGTCTGCACAAGTATCGACTGCCATCTTTGCAGAGTTAAGAGCGTAACTTGTTAATTCAGTTTTACCAGTTGCTAATGCCCTTGTATTATTAAACGGATCTTTTTCTTCAATATCTACTCCGTCGAATCCTCCAATAAGAGGCATTGTAAATTTGTCAAATTCTTGCTCAAGAATTTCAGTGTAACTTGATGAAACAGCATTTGCAGAAGTACCACCGGCATAAGAACCGCTTTGCCAATATGCATTGGTTCCGGTAAGTGCTACATCATCGAGAGAGAAAACAAATGAATATTCCATTCCCGCAGAGCTTGCGTCACCATCAGCATTTCCAACAGCAGATGGGAAAGCTCTTACAAGATCCCCATAAGATTCATCAAATCTTGTAGAATTCCCTGGCCGTCCAGTTGAAATACCAAAATAAGCATCTTTAGGACTACTTAAACTTCCTTCGGATGAACTTATTCGTTGAGGTATTGATGGATA